TCGGGCATTTGATTTTGCTGGGTTGTCAAATTTCCCGCACACCGACGACGAGTTCAGCCGTGGTGACGAGGCGCTCATCCTCGCGGGATTCGCTCCAGGTGGTGAGGTGGCGACCGCTGAAAACGAGGCTCGGAGGGAAGAAGGTGGAAACGGCAGAGAGATTGGCGGCGGTGCGGAGCGATGCCGTCAGAGTGCGGTGGGTTTCCAGCGCGTCCTCGAGGAGCACAGGCGTGGAGAGGGTGATCTGGACCGTGGCTCGGTAGAGCTTGGCGACAGGGCTTTCGGCGTTGTCGCACGAGACAACGATGACGGGCAGGTCGCCGGGGATTTCTTTGTCGTCCGTGCTGCCGTGGATCGTGAGCCCTTCCATGGCGGGCAGGGCGCGAAGGTAGGCGACGATGGCGTTTTGGGTGTCGAGAGTCATTGAGCGGAGCCGGGCGTGAGCGTGACCACATGCTCGCCGGTTATGTTGGTCTGCTGGGTGATTTCTGTGACGAGGTAGGTTCGCCCGTTGTGGAGGACGGACTCTCCACGGCGCGGAGGGCTCTGAAGGTCAGAAACAAGAAAACGGCATCTGAACTCGCCGCCCTGCTTCAATCCCCCGGTGTCGAGGTCTAGGCCGATGGCCGTGGTGGCCAAGCAAACGCGAATCTCCTGCCCGCGAAATTTCACAAGTATTCCGTGTAGTGCATTGCCAACAGCGGCGGAGCGGATGGCGAGGGCGTTGCGAGCGGTGGGCGACACGACACTAGGGCCGTGTCAAAAGAAAAGCCCCCGCCGGAGTGAGACGGCGAGGGCTTTTGCGGGCGAGGAGCGCGGTGCGGGCGCTGTGCGGGAATTACTTCTTTTTCTTTGGCGACTCTTCGGCTTCCACCTCAACGGCGGGAGCTGGCTTGGCTTTGCTGATGTGGCGCTTGAGCGTGTCGCCGAGGGAGACGACGAGCGTCTCGTCTGCGGTCAACTCGCCGGCGACTTGCTTGGCTTTGAAGGCGGCGAGCTGCTCGCCGAGCGGGACACTCGGAAGGCTTTCGACCTTCCAAGTGTTGCCGGTGCGAGTGAGCGTGATTGCTAGGCGCATCAGGCTTAGGCGCTGACGATGCGCTTGAGGGCGGCGGCGTGGCCGAGTGCGTAGCCGTAGTTGACCTCGAGGACTTGTTTTTCGGTGTCGGTGTCGGGGTCAGCCCATGCGCGGTATTCGATGGTGAGGCCGGTCTCGGGATCGACGGCGGTCTCGTAGCTGGTGAGGTGGTTCAACACGCCAGGTGATGGCTGGATGGGCGAGAAGGCGACCAAGATCGACTCGGGGAGTGCGACCATGCCGACGAGGTTCTGGCTGTTGCCGGGGATCAAGTTGGTTCCGATAACATCGAAGCCAGCGATCTGTGGCAGGCGGCCGTTTTGGATTGCGGTGGCGCTGCCGACTGCGGCGGCGTTCTTGATGCCAGCGTCCTTGAGGAGCGCGCCTTCGTAGGAGTTGTCGAGGATCATCACGCGGCTGGACTTGGACCATTTGGCTTGGTCGAGCGCGGTTTTGATGTTGACCATGTCCTCGGAATCGAACGCGGAGGCCGCGCCGGTGTGGATCGCCGCGCCGTAGTTGGCGAGGGTGACGATCGAGAGGATGTCGCGGAGGATGTCCTCGGCGAGTTTGCGGCCTTTCAAGAATCCGAGTTGCTCGGGGTTGAAATAAGGCTGGCGGGCGAGTTCGCTCGATGTGAAGGACAGCGCTTGATACTTGCGCTTGTTGACGGTGATCTCGCGGGAGTTGATCGCGTTGGTGTCACCGAAAGCGTAGGTGCCGTTGAAGTCGCTCGTCGCATCAGTGGCGAGAGGGAAAAACGGGACGCTGATTTTGTCGGTGCCTTGCAGCGGAACGCTGTTGAAGACGGTCGAGAAGGAATTGATTGGGAGAAGTGCCTCGCGGAGCGCGATGAGGGCGCTGTCGAGGACGACATTCAGTTTGAGTTCGGATGAGATGGTGGTGGCCATATTAGTGGGTGGTTTGGATTAGGTGGTTGGGTTCGGTGATTAGTGGGGTGTCAAACGCCATGGAGTCTGGAATGGGCTTCGAGGGCTTTGCGGTTGGCGCGGAAAATCCGGGTCTTGTCGGCGCCGGTGGAGTTTTTCCACTGGTCGTAGATCGAGCCGGAGTCTTGCACTTGGTCGACGGCGGGAACGACGCGGGCAGGCGAGAGACCGAGGGAACGCTCGAGGCGGTCGAGGTCTTCGCACTTGGTGGCGAGTTCGCCCTTCACAAGTTCGAGTTTGGACTCAACGGCTTTGGCGTGGGATTCGGCGGCTTCGGCACGGGCGATGACTTCGTTGTATTTGGCGAGGATCGCGTCGGCTGCGGTGGCGCGAGCTTGTGGTTCGGCGGGAGCGGGTTGCTCTGGCTCGGGGGTTGGCTCGACAGAATCGGACGGAACGGTGACCTCTTCGACGATTTCGGGGGCGGGAGTTTCGACAACTTCGGGAGCGGATTCGCTGACGACAGTGTCGAGGACTTCGGGAGCGGTGGGCTCTTGGGTTTCAGGCTGCTGGGTCATGCCCTGCGCGAACTTGTCAAATCGGGCGCGGAGTTGGGCGGGGGTTGCGGTGGCTGCGGCAGCGACGCCTTCCTCGATCGCGTCGGCAAATCCGAGGGCGACGGCTTCGACGGCATCCAGCCAGGTTTCGGCGTCCATCATTTCGGTGATGCGGTCGGCCTCCATGCCGGTCTTGCGGACATAGGCGTTGCGGAGATTGACTTTGAGCTTGTCGAGGAGGTCGGCTTCTTTGCGCAGGTCTTTGCTTTCGCCCATCGAGACGGTCCACGGGTTGTGGATCATGAGGAGCGCGTTGTCGGCCATGTAGACTGGCTTGCCTGCCATGGCGATGACGCTGGCCATCGATGCGGCCATGGCGTCGATGTGGACGGTCAGCCCGCCCTCGTGGCGGCGGAGGGCGTTGTAAATGGCAGTCCCTTCGATGACGCTGCCTCCGGGCGAGTTGATGCGGAGGTGGATGTGTTGGCCGGAGAGCTTGCCGAGGTCAGCGAGGAATTCTTTCGAGCCTGCGCCAAAAGCACCGATCTCGTCGTAGAGAGTAACGGTGGTCTCGTTGTCGGCGGTTTTTTCCAGAGCATAAAATTTCGGGGTGGGTGTGGGTGTGGTCATGGTTGTGCGGGTGGTTGAGATGGTTGCTCGCCTCCATCCGGCTCGGCGGGTTGTTGCGCGGCGATGCCGTTGCGGAGGGTGTTGGGGAAGACCTGGCTGACATCGAGGCCGAGGGCGTCGCACTTGGCTTTGCGGCGGAGGTAGGTGTCGATGACATCGTCCTCCTCCTCGGTGGCGCGGAGGCCGAGCATGTTGTAGTAGCGGGTCGGGGAGAGGTGACCTTTGTCGAGCTGCTCGCTGTAAGCGCGGGCGTCGCGGCCGCTGTCCACGGTGATCTTGCGCGGGGCGAGCCATTCGTGGCGCCACCAATCGTCGCCGGGGTATTCGAGGCGACCGGCCTGCATTTCATGCCAGAGCCAGTATTTGTAAAACGGCCTGCAAAATTGATCGATGACCTGCTGTTGCAGGCGCTCGAGGAAATTTTGGGTGACTTCCAAAACGGCTCTTTGCTCGGTTCCGGCGAGGCCGACATTGACCATCATGGCTTCGGGCGGGAGGCCGATGGCGAAGGCGACATCCGAGCGGAGGGCGCGCATGACGGCTTCGTAGGTCTGGCCGGGGATGTCGTTTTTGAATGCTTCGAGTTTTTCGCCGGGCTTGAGGCGTGGGAGGAGGATGCCGTTCGGGAGGTCGCTGGTCGTCAGGTCGCCGACTTCGTTGCTGGTCGTCTTCATTCCAGCGCCCAAGCCGATCTTGGCGACTTCGGTGGAGGTGACCATGTAGCCGATCTGAGCGCCGGCCTTATACGCGCCCTTAACAAATCCGTTAATTTCGGAGATGTCGCGGAGGTTGGCGGCGGCGGAGTGAAACCACGAGACGCCACGGGGTTGGCCTTGGCGGCGGATGTGGCGGAAGTGGAGGATGTCTTCGGCGGGAACGCGGAGGCCGTCTTCGCTGTTCAGCGTGTAGGCTACGGGCGCGCCGTAGCGGTCGAGGATGACGCCGTCGTGCGAATCGGTGGCGAAGGATCCGGCACCGCCGATGGACTCGCCGCCGAGGAATCGAACGCGAGCCGCGCCTTCTTTGGTCTGGAGGAACTGCGCGAAGAAATCGCCGTCGATGGCGACTTGGCGAAGGATGAGACTTTGGGCGGTGTAGAAATTGACCTGCGCTCCGGCGTCGAATGCCCAGGCTTCGGCGCAGTTGCGGTCTTCAAAATACTGATCGACCTTCTTGTTCCACTCGGTGTTGCTGGTCTTTGGCTGAACGACGATGCCGGTGCCGATGGCGCGCTGGGCGAGGTGTTCGACAATGTAGGTGGCTTGCGGGGCGTTGTTGTAGAGCCAGCGCGAGACCTTGAGGATTTCAAGGCGGCTGTGTGCCGTGAGTTCGCGCTTCGGGTCGGTCGTCGGAACCCAGATGAGGCCACGATTCAGAGATGGCTGGGCGGCCTCGAACGCGGCGGCTTTGGCGTCGAGCTTGCGGGGGCGGCCTGCTCCGGGGCGGGTTCCACCCCAACTTGATTTTTTGATTTTCGCGGACACGCCGAGGCGGGCGTGTCAAACGGCGGTCCCGTAGCGGGAGCGGTCGGCGATGTTGAAAAGTTGGCGTCCGTTCGGGCCTTCGGAGAGGATTTCCTCAAGGGCTTGCAGGAGGAGCCATTTTGGAAACGAGACCTGTCCGCTCGATGCGGTGCCGTCGCCGCTGATGGATGTGATCGTGACTTCCTCGGACGCGGAGAGAAACGCGGCGTCGGCGAGCGCCTGGAGTTCGGCGGTGGTCTTGGTTCGGCGGAGGTAGCTCTTAACGCCTGAGATTTTGTCGAGGTCGGTCACGCCTCGGCGGGCGTGTCAAAGATTCAGAGGTTTAACCACGGAGGACACGGAGAGATTAGAAACTGCGTGGCAGTTCAAGCGTGGCTTGGTTTTTCCGTGGGATTTCTAAACAAGCCCGATGAGATATACGGCAACGGAGATATCTTTTTCTTATACCGAATGAGGTATAAGTCATAAAAATTGTCTCAGAGTTTGCTCTCGATAAACTTGCCGCGTGACTGGTCCCCGCGCTGGCGGTCGAGCTTGTCCCAGCTTTCCGGCTGCATGGAGACGGAGCGAGTGACGGCTGTCCGGCCTTTAGCGTTTTTTGATTTCGCTCCTTTGGGGCGGCCCGATCCTTTGCGCGGGCCGCCGTGGGTGGTGGGCTTATTCATGGTTGGCTTGTTCTATAATATGTTTTAACGAGTAATTTCTTATTAGCGCCTTAAATTCACCCTCATCACAAAGAATTGAAACATCATCCAGAGTGTCGATCCAGCAGTTCCATTCAATGCCAGTCTCTTTGTTTAGGACTTCAATTTCTTTCAAAATTTCAACCTGCATTTTCTCGTAATATTTATTTACGATCTTGGCTGCTTTTTCTTCAAAGCGTGAAACCTCTTTATCGTAGTCATCGACATGAGTTATCCAGCGCGTGAACGGAGTAATGTTTTCGTAGTCGGTTTTCATTTTTTCGAGCGGGTGGAGGTTTTGAGGTTGTGGGCGATGAGGAGGCTCTCGGATTTTTCGATGGCAAAGGTCAGTTCCTCAAGCGTGTTTTTCAACTGCTTGCCGAAAATGACGAGGTAAGAGAGGGCGTTGTAGAGTTGTTTATCTGAGGTTTTCATTTTTTTCGTGTTAGTTGGTGGCGCGGGGGTCGAACCCGCGCCGGGTGGGTGGTTAGGAAATGTCTGCGGAAATGTCATTATAAGCTGCCGTTGTTTCGTAGAGGACACTCCCGTCGCCGTCCCACATTGGGCCAATCAAACCCGAAAACATTGGCAGCCCTTGAAGCTCAGCTCGGTTGTAGGGGTTTCGGTTGGCCCCTGTGCATTTATATCCGTGCGCTCTGAAAACTTGCATCATTCCGCGAAGCGGGGTGGTCAATACAACTTTGAGGCGGCTGTTGTCTTCGATGTCTACGATTCTGGCAGTTGGTTGTGTGTTCATTTTGTCGTTTTGGTTTTTGGTTTTCGTCTCTGCCGTGGTGGCTTCGATCTGGGATGACTTTCTCACGAACTTGATTTCTCGTCAACAGCTTTTTTTCAAGAAAATGAAAATAATTTTGGAGGCTTGCGGAGCCGCATGAACACTAGCGCGGCGGGCGGTTCAGGTAAAAGGTTCGGAGAAAAGTTCGGGGAAAAGTTCGGGGATCATATCGGTGAACGCACCGAATTGATCAGGACATGCCGAAAATTTTCATCAGGTCGTCCACGCCTTTTGAGTCGGTGACCGGCGCGTATTCGTTCTCCTCTTCGCCTTCGTGGTAGGCCAAGTCCCATGTTTGGTCGAAGAGTTTGCGCAGGCCGCGTGCGCTCATGGTGATGTTCCCGTCTCCCGCGAAGCTGGGATTTTTTGCCACATAGATTTTCCAGAGTTGGGATTTTTTCATTTGAATTCGATGGCTCCTGTTTTGCGCAGTTGTTGTGCGCAGGCGTAGTTTAGGCGCACGGAGTCGGCAAAGTGGTCTCCTGCCACCGAGCGCCATTCTTTGCGGCCTTTTTTGGTGACGACGATTTTTTGCCCCATGAATGCGGATAGGAATTCTTCGCCTGCGTCTTTCGGGAAAAATAGGAATGGGGATTTCCGCTTGGCGATTCGGTCGATGAAGAGCGAGACCTTCGACGCGAATTCGTTCACCGTGTAGAGCGGCATGGTGGGGTATTCCTTCAGCACGCTCTCGGAGATGCTGCCGAAGTTTGCGCCTGATCCTTTTGCCGGGAAAAAGAAATTCCCCGAGAGATAGCAGGCGCGGTAAACGGCGTTTGCGTTGAAGCCTGAGTCGAGCAGGCCGCCGATGGGCGTGACCTCCCTTCCTTCGGCGGTCTTGTATTTCTGAGACTGCGCGACCTCGAGCATGTCGTCGATGCCGGTCACGGTGCCGTAGTCGATGACATAGGCGTCGCCATTTTCTGCAAAGGCCATCGTGGTCCAGTGCGAGGTGTCTTGACCAACATCCGCTGAGAGCGTGATGGCCACCGGCTCGATTGGGCAGGCTCCGCGAAGGTAGTCTTTGCGACAGGCCAGAACCTCGGCGCTGGTGGCTCCGGTGCCTTGCACGGTCCACCGGCGGGCGTTGCGCTTCTGCACGAATTGCTTCATCGCCTCGGTGTCTCCGGCCTTGCGGTCGAGATCGGCCTTCACCCACTCGACGGCCAGCGATCCCCACGGAATCCACCACACGGCAGCGGCATCGTAGTGGAAGGCGATCCGCCCAGGCGCGCCGTGCGAGGTGACGATGTAGCGAGAGTCTGATGACAAGGCGCGGCGAATGCGGGGATCGTCCATGAATTCGTGCGAGCATGTGGGGCAGACGAGCCGCGCGCTCTTCGCCACGCGATCCCAGAGCATGGCGCCATTGGCGTCGGTGTCGCGGTCGAAGGCGATGTTTTTGAAATCCCACGGGTGAACTTCGCCGCATAAGCACTGCCAGGAGAATTCGCGCTTCTCGCATAAGTCTTCTGCGTCATGGAAATCGTCGCCTTCCTCGCCTCCTTGCGAGACCAAGATGCGGCGGGCGTTCCATCGGTCGTGAGTTCGGCGGCGGAATTCCTCGAGCATCCCGCGCTTCCAACGCCACACCTCATCGGCTATCGCCCAGCGGATGGATTTCTCCTGAAGGCTCGTGAGGTTTGCGCCTCCGATGAAGAGCGGCATGTGTGGAAAAAGGATTTCGGTTTTGCGCTTCTGGTGCCGGTCTTTTGGGAAAAGCTTGGCGACAGATGGTATCGCTTCGAGCATCGGCCCGAGGCGCGACTCGGCCCACTGCTTCGCTGTTTTGTCCGTCTGCCCGGTCACCAATGTCGGGCCGGGGTTCTCCGAGATGATCCATGCCAGGAGAGACTCGAAAAGCGTGGTCTTCCCGCTGCCGACAGGGGCGCAGATGATGATCTCGTCGTTGGTGTCTTTGGCGATCTCCTCGATCGGCTCGTTCATCCACTGCGCTGTCGTGGAATCAAATTGCGTATTTCGTGCCGAGTGCGGAACGACGACATGCCGAGACATCCACTGCACCGGACTGAGCCGCTCACCGGGGTTCACGCCGAGTTTGAAATATTCAGCGATCATTCGTCGGAAAGCGTTTTGAGAATCCGGTTTATTTCATCCTCCAAGATCGGCACCATCTGCGCCGCCGATAGCCCTTCGAGTCGCCCAGGCAATGCGCCCACCCATGAGAAGAGTTGAGCCTTCACGGCCATGCCGAGGCCGATCATTTCTTCCTCGACCTTCTCTTTTGCGATGTGCTTCCCCTTGGTGACCTCCAGCAGATACTCGATCCGGTCGCCC